CGTCGTCGGTCGGGTGGTGGACCGAGAGGGGCTCGTCGGCCTGCGTCGGCGCGGCCTTTTCGAGCTCCTCTTCGGTCATGAGGATGGGCTTGCCGTCGTCAGTGTGGAGGACGTCCCCCGGCGCGACGGCGATCCCCGAAATGTCCCACGGCCCGTCGTCCGGGTCGAACGATGCGTCTGCGTCGGCACCCAACTCGTGCGTGAGTGCCGGGACGGTAATGTCTCTCATAGTTCTCTCATACTCCGATTATGATTAGAGGGGAATCGCGTCAGCAGGGGACCTCGCCGCGGTGGGTCATCGGGGGGGTGGCGCGTGGGTCAATCGTAGCGGACGATCCCCCGTGTAGCGAACTCGCCACTCGTCGGCGCGGTCGTCCCCGAAACGGTGGCGTTCACCCGCAGGAGTTCGTGGTGGGCCGTTACCTCGAACTCCGCGACGTCGCCCGCCGCAATGCTCGTCCCCGCCATGAGTTCGGTCGCGTCGGCGAAGATCGATCCGTCGATGTCGTCCGTCCCATCGAGCGAGACGTCGACGGCCTGATCGAGGCCGTTGACGAATCGGAGCAGGCGGTCGGTCGCCGCGAACTCGGGGATGCGGCCGGCCCGGTCTTCCGGATCGACGACGTAGCGATGCGTGTCGAGATCGCGGATCGCATCGCTGACTAGTTCTTGTGCCATTGGTGGTTAGGCCGCTGTTCGGGCTACATCGCTAGCCGACGCTATGAGGATATTCCCCGAAGGATCCGTCGCAGGAACTTCAGTTCCTTTGCAGTTCGGGTGAAGTGGACAACCGCCGCGTGGAATGTCGTCGATTTTGTAGGGATTGCCGGCGATGATCGGGGCACAGATCTCGGGGCATGGACTTGACCCGAGGATGTCCACCTTCTGGACGCCGAACTCGCGAAGACGCGAGCGATTTGCGACTCCGTGGGAGTTCATGATCTCTGTCCGAGCGAACCGTTCGGCGCGACTGATAGATGTATCCGTGCGTTCGTTGAGATTGCGTGCCATTTTCTGCGGGTTCCAGCCCTGTGAGTAGCCCGTGGCGAGTTCGCGGCGAATCTCCTGTTGGAGGTCGTCCGTAATTCCTTCGAGTTCGGTGAACGCTCTCGAATACAGTTGTTCTAAGTCCTGTTGGGCGACCCCGCGATCGAACGTCTGTTGGAGGGTTTGCTCGGGCACTTCGACACCGTGCTCGTTGAGCTGCGCGTCGGCGTGCTCAACCCCGCGGCTGTATGCAGAACGGATGTATCGGGCAGTGTAGTGCTCTCCATTCCGAATTCGCGGGCGGTCAATCGTCTCAACGATCCCGCGATTAATCTGCTGTTCAAGCCAGCCAAGAAACTCGTCCCGAGCGCCTTGCTCGGTCGTGAACTCAAACGACTGCGCGGGATTGATGTCATCGGCGGCCGCAGCGAGTTCGAGTTCGCGGGCTGTTGATCCATCCGCGCTCGCGAACAGTTCGCGCGGCCGGGGTGTCGTGGGCGACTGGCGCAGTTCAAGCGCGTCGAACGTATAGCCGACCGTTTTTCTAACAGCTCCTTTTAGCGCGTAGAATCGCGGGGTGAGCTCGGTGCGAAGGTCCTCTCGCAACCCAACCGTCGCCGTCGGCTCATTCGCCATTTTCTTCGCCGCCATCAGGGAGTGCTGGCTGTTCCGGTGTCGCGCTCGCAGGTGGCGCGCCCGCGTTCTCCGCGGGGTCCATCGGCTCGATGTCAGCCGGCTCCACGTCGGCGAACTCCCCGTCCTCGACGTACGTCGTCCATTCTTTGGACCCGTAGCCGGGCACCGCCGTCTGGAGGTTCTTCGCGACCTTCGACCGGTTGAGTTGCACCTGCGAGGTCTCCTCGGCCGATTCTTCCGCGAGCGCCGGCCAGTCGATCTCGAAGTCGCCCCCCGCCGGAGCGGGGACCACCCTAAAGCGTACGAGCCGTTCGAGTATCTCGCGGACGATGAACGGATTGTCGTACTGCTCGCGCCGCTCGGCGATCGTCCCGTAGAAGCTCTGAATGTCCTGGTCGCCCGCGATCTCGCCCGATTCGTTGCCGCGAAGGATCTTCTGTGGGATGCCCGACCGCGCCGACAGCGCTTCGATATTGGGGTCGACGATCGGCGCAGGGTCGATGTCGGTCCCCCCGAGGTTCTGGATGTCCTCGGCTCCCTGGGTGCGGAGGACGGGTTCGAGACCGTGATACCATCGCTTGAGGTTTTCACGGAGGTCGTCGCCGCCGTCTTCGAGATCGAAGTCTTGTGCGATGTTGATCGCGAGCCCCCACGCCGACGCACGGTAGGCGAGCTCGGCGGCCGACCCCAGTGTCTTTTCGATGTCCGTGAGCGTGTTCCATACGCCCTCTTGGCGGGGGCGACCGCGTACCTCGTCGTCGAGCAACCCATCGCTCGGGACGTGAATCGCCCGCGAGTGATGGACCCACATTTCACCCGGACTATCGTCCGCGACGTCGTGTGCCGCGTCGTCCTCGTCGGCGAGGTCGAGCTTGTAGCGTTCGGGCTCGCCCCACCGTCCGCTCCCCGGATCGCCGGTTTCGAGATCCTCGACGGATCGTTGCGAGAACGCCCGGAGCCCCGCGAGTTCGAGCGAATTCGCAGGGGTGACGGGCGTCTCGAATGCATCGGGCGTCGTGGCATCACTTAATTCGAGAACGAGTACGCCAAACTCGCCGATCCCCGCGAGCACGTCGACGCGCTTGCCGTAGTCCCACAGTTGCGATCCGAGGGCCGCGACCGCCGTCTCGAATGCGGTCTCGTCGTCGGTGTCGGCAGTGTCCGTGATCTCCGGCGGATCGCGCCACGCTGTCGCAGCCGGCGCTTCGACGATCGGGCCGCCGTATCGCGACCGCAGGAACGACGAGTAGTAGTCGTCGATCGAGGGGTTCTCGTCGTAGTTGAAAACGTCGTACGTGTCGGTGTCGCCCCGGCGCTCGCCGAGGGCGTCCTGCAGCCGCCACCGGAGTTCCATGTCCTCCGACCGGCCGCTGTGGTCGTTGTCACTCATGAATTACCAGGTCCCCGTGCCGCTGTTGCTATCGTCCTCGGCGTACCGATCGCCCATAATGCTATATCTGCTGACATCTAAACAGTGGTCCTCGGCGCGCGAGGTCCCGACATCCTCTTCCTTGTAGCTCTGGAACTCCTGAATCAGCTCGGTCAGCTCGTCGACGACGATCAACCCCGGCCGGCCCTCATCGTCGGTTTCGAGAACGGCTTGAACCTCTTGGATGCCCTCGTCGATATCCTTGGTTGCCTTCTCGGCCGGGTAGCCCGCCTGTCGGAACTTGTCGATGTGCTCGGGGTCGTGGTCGCAGTAGATCGGTCCCGCGGGCTTGTCGTTGTCCCGCAGCCACGCAATGGCGTGCTCGACGGGCTTGCCCGCGACGTGATACATGTCCCACGCGACGTACTGATCGGCGTGGGTCTTGCCATACTCAATGACGACGCGAGGATCCTGCCACCCGTAGTCGTATCCGTATAGTCGCACGTCGTCGCGGATCTCTACCGCTTCGCGTGGTTTGACGTGCGTGGTTCGCGAGAACTGGTCGTAGACCAACCCCTCGGCGGCGGCGAACCCGCCGTGGAGACCCTGTTCCTCGCGCGGCGTGCCCTCGAACTGGCGTTTGATCTTTTCGAGACCGCCCGCCGGGAGGAGCGTGTTGTGCTCGGTGCTCGCCACCACCACTTCGAGGCGGTCGCGCCACGGCAGCGGTTCCTCGCCACCGTCGCCGTCGGGCTGGACCTGTCGCTCGGTGACGTCGTAGTATTGATTGTAGCCGTTGCCCGTGGACGTCCACAGCGTCGTGTTCGGGCCGACGGCCGTCCGCTGGCGCGTCGTGAGCATCCGATGGAGGTCGTAGAGGTCGGTCTGAGGCGGGTAGTGGGCCACCTCGTCACACCAAATCCTGCAGAACTCCCCGCCCGCGAATCGCGACCACTTGTCCGCACCGCCGAGCCACGCGACATGCCCCGTGATGTAAACGAGTGTCTTGTCGTTTTGATTGTAGTCCGCGACGATCGGCGAGTTCTCGGGATCGCCGTCCTTGTAGGGGTTCGTTCGATCGCCCGGCAGGGTTTTGAAAAAGACCGAGTAGGTGGTGGATTTGCCCTTCTCGAAGTCCTGGGCCATCACCAGCGATTCGCCGACGCCCTCGCCGTCGGCCATCGCGCCGCGATGGATCCACTGCGCTCCACACCGGGATTTGCCGCCGCCGTAGCCGATCCGGAGGGCGACGACGTCGACGTCGCCCGTTTCGAGGCGGTCGCGGACGTGGGCCTGGTAGTCCGTCCACTGATAGTTGACGGTCGTGGTGGTGCTCATTCGTCATCGCTCCACGGTGTCTTGTGGATCTCCTCGTCGAACGTGATCGAAATCGGACCGCCGCCCTCACCGGTCACTTCGCGCTGCTCGGTTTTCTTGTAGTCGTATGAGGAAGCCAACATGAACTTCTCGAACGACGCGTCGCCGCCTTCGCGTCGGGCGTTTTCGATACACCGCGACTCGCCTTGCGCGCGTGCCTGCGCGAAGCTGTGGAAGAAACTTGCTATCCGGCCATCCTCGTCGGTGAACGTGTGGCCCTGTTCCAGCCAGTTGCCGATCGTCCCCTCGGCCACGCCAGCAGCACGCTCACAACCGCGCTTGCTCTTCCCTTCACGGGCCGCCTTGGTCGCGTCCTGTGCTCGGTCGTCGTTGAGCTTCGTCGGTTGCCCCTGCGTGTCGCCGTTGATGTCCGAGTGGATGCCGCACTTCCCATCGGCGTATTTCACCGGATTGTCGCAGAGCTTCCCGTTGCCCTGTTCGACGCCGCACTCGTCATCACTCATGATAGAACTCCGGTGGTATCAAAGAAGCCCGCCCCCGAGACGTCGAACCCGGCCGTCGGCCTGTCCGAACGGGCACTGCACTGCACGACACCGCAACCGCGTTGCCTTACCAGTCCTGCCCGACGACGTAATGCGTGTAGATG